ATATTTCGTTCACTATTCCCAGTGGAATGAGTGAATCCGTTTTCTGCGACCCAACTCACACCACTTTATCTTTTACCTTGACATATTCCACTACAACGGCTTCTTCTACTACTGGTGGATTTATGAATTTGATTGGCTCTGGTGCTTCATGGTTTGATTCACTTGTCCTATATTCAAACAACACTCCAATTGAAACTATTAATCAATATGGTATGCTTCAAAATTTTCTCTTACAAAATACCGTCAATTATTCTGAAAGATACGGTGGGATTTCGGTAGCAATGGGCACAGATTCGAATACCGCTAACGGTATCGATTTAGCACATACCGGCACCACTTCTTATAGATACAATTTTTGTATTCCTTTATTATCTGTTATTGGTGTAAATTCTCCTGACAAGCTTTTCCCAGTTGGTTCAGTTAATAATCTTCAATTAGTTATGACCACTGCGAATTTAGTTCCTTTAGTTAGTTTTTGCACAGCTGTCGTAACCCAACCAGTTTTTACTGCTTTCACCCTTAGTGAATTCCAATTAAACCTCAAATATGTAGATATTTCTGATATGGCTTCACAACAATTAAGACAAACTCTTCAGGATGGTAAATGGTATATGAAAGCAACTACTTACACAAATTCTAGTGTTAATATTCCTAGTGGTTCTTCAGGAAACCAACAATTATTACTCCAAATCAGAAATTCTTCAGTTAAAAGCATCATCCATCAATTTGGGATTTCTCAAACTGCTGTATGCCCCAATGGATACTACGATGCTGTCAATATCGCCCTAACCTCTCGACAATGTCAAGTGGGGGGTCAATTCTTCCCAAATCGTCCGATCAACGATTGCGCTAGACCTGCGGAAGGTTATCCCTACCTCATACAATCGCTCGGGGGCGGGCTTGCTAAATCATTAGGGACTGTTGTAAATTCTAGTTCTTATAATGCAGTTATTCCTTCAATTCCTACTGGTTCTGATTCTAGATTAGTCGTTCCTGCGGCCGGTATTCGCGCGGCCTACACTGGTTCAGATTTTACTGATACTAATATAGCTAAATTCCCCAACTCTGCTTATTATGGTTATGATCTTGAAAAAGTTTCATCCATTCTTTTCAGTGGTTTAAATACTCGTGCTTCTCCTCCTTTCCTCAATTTAGTTTTAGGAACCGCATCCACTTCATCTATTATCTGTCAAGCATGGGGAATTTCTGATGTTGTCTTAGTTTTCGATACTGTTTCTAAACAAGTCCAAGCATTCATTTAAAATAATATGATTTCTTTTTAATATATATATACTATAATATATATATTAACCAAATAATTGATAATTTAACTAGTTTAACTATGAAATTGATATAAATAAGCTGTTTAAACTTGTTATATTATCAATAAAATTAATTTTATTGAGATATTAACCCCATTAACTACATTATTTATATCAATTTATCATTTAAATAAGTTAAATAATAAATTATCCAGTTAAAAGCCCCTACTTGTTATATATATATAATAAAGAATTATTATTATTTATGATTTTAATTTATTAATAAGTTCTTTTTGTTTATTAATATCTAAATTCTGTAATAATTGCATATTCAATAATACTTTATTAGTATTCATTCTTCTTTTGGTTCATCCATAACAATCCTTTTTTTACCATCCTTTATAACTGTCATAAAATCTTCTGTTTCTTTTGGTTCATCTTGAATTATTATTTGTTTTGGTTTCATTCTGTTATTGCGTGCTTCTTCTTCTTTTGGTTTCATTATTACTTCTTTCTTTTTTACTGCTTGATTTTTAACATCTCCCCAAGCTTTCAAAAAATCAGGTTTATCACTTCCAAAAAATGAGGTGATTTTGTTTTCTGTGCTCCATGTCTTTAAAAAATTGTTGTAATTTGGTTTCATATATATTAGTTTTATATTTTTATTCTACGATCATATCATAAAATTTCTTTATATTCACTCTTCTTCTTTCTCTTCTTACTAAGTCATGAACAATATTATGTCTATCAAGTTTATCTATTTTTAACCAGTAATTATCTATACATGTAATATGATAATAATCGTTTTCTATATTCACTTTCTCTTTATCAATCTTTCCACAAATAGAACATTTTTTTAACATTTTTTTGTATATATAATATATATATAAAAGAAATTCTATGAATACAGATAAAAAATTATATCATCAAAATTATAATAAACAGTATTATTTAAAAAAGAAATTTGGGAAAGAAACAAATCTAAAAACATTTTTTAAAAAAGAAGAAAAGCCTAAATTTTATATAAAGATTGAAGAAACTGTAAATGATAAAAAACCTTATATAATTTTTTAATTGTTTAATATATATATAATGAGTATAACTATTAAAAAAAACGATATACCAAATTTAAAAAAACCTTCTTTTGTTGTTGATTCTGAATTACATAAAAAGCTTAATGACTACGAAATAACGAGTCTGATGAATAAACATAACTTTTGTTTATTCCTCGGAAAAGCTGGAAGTGGTAAAAGTACGCTTTTGATTTCACTTTTACAGAGCCCAAGCATGTTTAAAAATATCTATCATACTATAATATGTTTTATTCCTCCAAATAGTCGAGTGAGTATTAAAAATGATTTTTGGTCTATATTGCCTGATGAACAAATATATGATGAATTAAACATTGATAATTTAGCAGAAGCTTATCAAATAGCTGAAGATAATGCACAATTAGGATATAAGACATTAATAGTATTAGATGATGTTCAAAAGAGTTTAAAAGGTGAATGTGAAAAATTATTATTACATATGGTAAATAATAGAAGACATTGTCATTTAAGTATTTGGATGGCTTGCCAAACATATAAAAGTATTCCAATGCAGGTTAGAATGGGTTTAACATCTTTATTCATATTCAAAATACAGAAAAAAGAAATGAGCACAATTTTTGATGAACAAGTAGAAATACCTGAAAATGTTTTTAAAGACATTGTTAAAATTGCTTTTAAAAACTCTCATGACTTTATTTTTATTGATTCAAATAGCCAAAAAATCTTCTTGAATTGGGATCAAATAATAATTTTATAAAAATAATATAGTATATAATAATATATATAGAATGTCAGTTAGAAAATTTTTTACAAAATTAGGTTCAGATACTAAAAAATTCTTTTCCAAAGGTGGAACCGCAGATGTTGGACTTAGAAAAATTGGAAATACTTTTACTAAAGTAGGTGGGATTGGCTCTGCTATTGCTCCATTATTATCTATAGTAGCCCCCGAAATAGGAATCCCATTAATGGCTGGTAGTGCTCTTGCCGGTGTAGCTGGAAAAACTGCGAAAGGTATTAGAAGTGGAGCGAGAAAAGGAGGAGATATAGTTCAAAAAACACAAAATATTGTTGATGCTACAAAATCAGGTATTGAGGCCTCCAGAGCCCCAGTTTCCGATTTAGGTGTTAATTTTTCTTAAAAACTTTTTTTAAATTTTAATATATATTATAATAATATATAATATGAATATTAACCAAGATTATGACAATCAAGAAAAGTATAAAAAAATGAGTATTATTTCATTACCTTTAAAAAAAAATTTTAAAGTCTGGTTAGATAGTAATACCACATCTTCATGGTCTGGAACACAATTTAATGCTACTTTTCCAGTCAATTTAAATCAGTGTGTTAGTGAAGTTTGGAGATTAAATAGTAGTTATGCTATGACATTTTCGTTTATTTCAAGGGCTTCACCTTTTTCAACTGGGACAATTTCAACAAATAACCAATATACATTACATATTGATTTAGGAAAAGGAACTCCTACAATGTTTCGATATACATCAACAAAAACACCATCAGGAATTATTAGAGTTTTAACAGATGGGACTGGGGTTTATGTAAATCCTGCCGCCGCCGGTAATTTTGATATACCCTGTTATTTTGATTCTAAACCAACCGACAATGAACCAGTATTAATTAATGATTTAATAAATGTTGTTAATATTAATTTGAATCTTATTCAGGCTGGATCAGGAACATTTAACAGCTCAGATAATGCAACAGTAAATACAAATACCCGATATATATGCTGTTTAAATTTTCAAGAATTATAAACTATTTAACTAAAATTTTTATATAATATATATTATATAAATGTCATCAAATTATGGCTTTGAACCAACCCTAGACGGTTTAAATAATATAGACTCTGATTCAACAACTACAACGAATATTATATGTGATACGATAATAATAAATACAAGTGGAACAGCGCCAACTGTTTCATCAATATCAAATGATACAAATATAGCAACGACTGCTTGGGTTAATAATCATGCAAGTGGGTTATACGTCACATTAGCAGGAGCATCACAAACAATTTCAAGTGAAAAGATTTTTTCAAATGCTAATACTTTTATTACTGGTGCTTTAAATGCTCCTACAATTAAAACAACATTGGGAACAAGTATGACAATAGCAACAGATCCTCTTGGATACACAGATGATATAGATATTACAACAGCAAATGATTTAAACCTAACCGCTGGATATAATGCTGTTATAAATTGTTATCAAGGCAGTTTTGGTGCTACAAACTTCCAAACTTTTACGAGTGGTGGAGGAATGAGTTTTAATTACACAGGATTAACTGGTTTAAACTTTAATGGAAGTGATATTTTTTTTAATAATACTGGAAGTCAAACCGTATTTTATGCTATACCTTCTTGTGCTATTGCCCCTACAACTGGAAATATGCTCTGTAATAAAACCTATGTTGATAGTGTAAGTAGTCCATTAGCAACTAATAATGTTTGGACTGGAACAAACGCATTTAATACTTCATTACCTACTTCAACACTAACACCGAGTAGTAATACTCAACTAACTACAAAACTTTATGTTGATGATGCCGACACAATCGTCTTTGGTTT